CCATCTTTGCTTTGTTTGCGTCATTTACTTTATCATAAATCTGAATAATAGCGGATGCGCTGAAAGTGTCAACCATGAATCCATCAACTTTAGTTGCGCCTTTAGTTTTTACAATATCTCTGACTTTAGCAATAGTCTTGGACTCTTCAGTTAAATCTAATTCTTCTTTAATAGGTTTAGCATCAAAGTAACCGCTCATCTTAACAGCGATAGGGTCACCAAACTCTTTACCTGCTTTACGCATTGCTTCAGAAGCATTTCGTGCTTTGACTTTAACAACTGTTCCTGCTTTGAGTTTGTTAATACCTTTAGTTACTTTAACTTCCCATGTCTTCATTGCTTCATCAAGTTCAACTTCTTCTGGGATAACTCTCATGTTACCAGAAATGTAAGCAGGATGCATCTTCAATGCTCTCTGAGCATCTTTCTCATCGTTGCTGTCAACATAAACTTTAACTGTTTTCTTTGCGCTATCAGCATCTACACGAAACTTAATACGACCCATCTTCTGAGCAATCTCTTTACCAATACCATCGCCCATCATTCTGTTGAAGATTTTTTGTTTCTTAGGGTCTTTGAAGTTACCGTCTTTGTCAAATAACTTTGCAAGATGTGGAGGAAGACCTGCTTCGTCTAGTTCAACTTCTTCAAACTTTGCAAGTTGTTTTACTGCATCATCGAACTGTCTTTTAGATTTAACAAGTACTGTTTGTAACTGTAATTTAGATGCTGGTTTTAGTTTGTCATAGATAGACAAAATTCTTTCTGCATCTCTAGGGTTAATCTTTGCTTTCTTACCATCAGCAAACTCGACAGGTTTCATACCTCTCATTGTAACAACTTTTCTAAGTTGTACCATGATATTCTTATCTGCAGATTTTCTATCGTCATCAGTTGCATCATTGTCAACATCAGCGGCGTCTTTACCTCTTCGTAAACCCATCGCCTTAAATGCATCACGCTTTGCACGATTTTCTTCTAACTCTTCACCCACAAGTTTTAGATAATCTTTAACTACTTTTTCAGCATCTTTTTCTGTACGATACTGACCAGCATATTTTTCGCCATCAAAATAGACGAAAAACTTACCACTCTTTGTAGTAAGTGTGACTTCGATATTCTTTTTACGACCGACTTTTTCAGTCTTTACTATCTTCTCGCCACTGTCTACTTTGACTTTTTCAGCAAGGTCGATAGTCCGTCTTAATTGGGTGAATGTTGCGGACATTTCTTATTCCTCTGCAGTTTGCTCTTTATCTTTGAATAAACCTTGTGCTAATGTCTCCTTTGCGTTAGCAAGTGCATCAGCAACTTTATCATTCATTACTGAATTAAATTTTACTTCAGCATTTACAAAATCTTTTTTTGCAATATCATTTATCATAGCGTTAATTTTTTCCATTAGAATCCACCTTCATCGTCTTGTTGTTCGTCATCAGGCGCCGCTTCTGCTTCTGCCTCTATTTGACTATTTATTGCTTCAATATCATCGTCTGTTTGCTTGAGAATATTCTTACGAATCCACAATGCACTATAATATTGACCAGCATAGTCAGATGCATCACGCAATAGTGCTAGACGCTCTCTGAGAATTTCTTGTTCTTTCAGTTCAGTGAACTGATTATCTTTTACATAATTGTAACGAATATCTTCTTTAATAAGTTCCCAGTCTTCTTCAGTAATTACACCTTTAAGTAATAACTGTGTACGCAATAAGTCTTGAAATAATTCATTAAACTTCTTACGCAAGCGACCAACGAACTTAGTGAACTTCAATTCGTCACGGTTAATCTCTGTAGCACGACCCAACTGGAAACCACTCTCAGGTTGCATTCTAGACTGAGGTACATTAAGTGCTAAGAACATCTTCTTCTTAAAGTACTCAACATCTTCAATCTCGCCGAGGTTCTGACCACCACCTAATGTGCTAATCTCTGTACCTCTACCACCTTCTCTTCTTGGCATCCAGAAGTCTTCAAGCATATTCATAAACTTGCGGTCGTCTTTGACTTCTCCAGTATCACCATCATAAACTAACTTATTCTTAAAGTTATTCATGATATCTTTAAGATACTGCTCTGCTTTCATTTTTGGAAGATTACCCACATCAACATAGAATACTCTACGCTCTGGCGCTCTTGCTATACGATAGATAACAAGTGCATCTTCCATCATTCGCAGTTGATTAACAGGTTTAATTGCTTTGTGTAGATACCCTAAGACAATATTGTTATTATAATCTACTAGTCCAGAAGGAACATAACATACACTGTCTTTGGTTAGTGCTACTGCACCACCTTGCCTCATCTGCGCTATATTACCAACTACTTGTCCTTCGGTATAAAGGAAATATTCTTTAATCTTTTTGATACCAGCAATACCTTTAGTGATTTGCTGTTTATCATCTTTTTCAATCTCACGCACAAACTTAATAGACCGAGGGTCTACAATTCTAAGTTTCTGTACGCCACCTTTTGGATTCTTATTATCAACAACTTTATGAAAATAAAGTCTACCATCGATGTACCAACGCTTAAATAGTTCATGAGAACGCTTGTTAAAGTCAAGCATCCTCAGAACTAACTTAAACTCTTCTCTGATTTTCTTCTTAATAGAATCCGAAACAGATACATCATCGAGGATAATATCAACTTGCTTGTCATCATCTGCGACAATTGCTTCGTTAATAATATCATCGATTGCCGCCTCACATTCTGGGTGCATAGAAATTTCACGGTACTTTTTAATCAGGTCTTGTTCATTCTTAGATGAAAAGTCCTGGTTAATATAAGTTCCGTATGCACCACCTGAGACGGTTGCAACTCCGTCGTCCGGAGAGGGAAGAATAATATCCGCTTTGGGTAAATTCTTCTCCTGTCCGGCACGACTAATTTCGAATCCAAATAGGTTTACTGCCATGTTTTCTCCACTAAACTCATTTTATCAGTAATATAATTGAAAGATTAAGCAGTTGTGTCAACGGTTGTAATACCGCCAAAACGACCACCAGCACTTTCAAAGAACTGATATGTAAATTCACAAGTAAACTCTGCAATCGCATCATTTGTACCAAAGTCAAGTGCAATCTCACCAATGTTGGTTGGATATGCATCTCTGATTGTGTATCTCTTTAGTACTTCATCGTTTCTGTCAAGATGCTCAACTTGTAGGTCGACAAGATAATCAGATGGACGATTACGCCCTCTGTTTGTCTCTACATTGTTGATACCATTCTGCCAGATTTCTAATGCGTCACGAATTGCAAAAGATGTATCATTATAGATTGTTACTGTCCAAGGTGTGAAAGTTCTTTCACCACCAAAGTTTACTACTCGTCCACGATAGTTGACAGGTGTGTTACCAATCGTTGAACCAGGTAGAGCGGCGCCACGACACATGAATTCTGCGTCACGACCTGCAACACCAGAAACTGCCCCAGAGACGTACTCTGGGAAAGTTAGTGTTACTCTAAACTGGTTTGCTCTTGCACCCCCACCAATCATACGGGACTTAAAGTCTGAAATTGTTGCCATTTGTTATGCTCCTATATCTTACCTATTTATCCCTTAAACACCAGTCTCTTCGAAACTGATACCTGTTCTTGTTGCTACGAATGTCAGCGTGATAAAGTTAATAGACCGTGCAGGTTTAATAAAGATATCTGCTCTAAATTCGTTTGCGTCAATGACGGTAGGCGTGTTATTAGTTTCGTCACAGACCACTTTGAAATCGTACATACCTCTGCGCCCTTGAATGTCACGCAAGAATGGTTCTACAAGATTTCTAAAGTTTGCTCTTGTGAAGGTGTCGTTGAATTCGAACAACTGGAACTTAGCGGCAGTTGCAATTGCTTTCTCAAGCACAATGAACAATCTACGAACATTGATGCGGTCGAATGCAGATGGTGAAGTCAACATAGTTTTATCACCAAAGAGTACAACGCCTTGTCCAGGGAATGAAACAACTGGGTTAACACCCTTCTTATAGAGTGTGTCTCTATCTGTTTTGTCAGGTGAGAACGCAACTTTAACAGCATTCTTAATCTGCCCACGGTTGAAACCAGCAGGTGAGAAGAATGGGTCTGCTACTAAGTCAGTTCTTACACAACATCCAGCAACATCACCGTTCAGAGGTACCCAACGATACACATCCGAATAGCGGTCATATTGATATTTCCAACCAGAGTCCATAACTGCATAAGAAGAGTTGATGTTTGCAGTATTATTTCTAAAGTCTACAATATCTTCTGCGGCAGTTGTTGAAGTGCTATCAGCAAGTTCTGGTGATAAGAATACCATACAGTCTTTACGAATTTCTGCAACATTATCTACGACCCACTTAGAAACTGTGCCTGAAGCAGGACCAGTTGGAATAAGTGAAACATCATAGAGTTCATCGTTTGCAAAATGATTGTATGCTGTCTGCAACTCACCATCTGTTGGTGCGTTGTCATCAGTACCACCCGAAAGTGAAGCATACTGAGGAACTCGGTTAGTGTGTGAGAATGCATTGTTCAACAAACCTGCTGAACTGTTACCAACATCAGCATCCATAGATGCAAAGTGGTCTCCCCACACAATGTAGTTTGAGTACTGATTGATATGCTCAACATACCAATTTACTGTTCCGTCTGATTTTTTAGCATCGATAGCAACAGATAAGTGTCCGAATTTCTCTAGCACTGTTCCTGCTGTACCTGTGATGTTACCATCTTCATCGATAACAATAACATGCATCTCATCTGCAGAACCGCCTTTAGCAGTTGCTTGTGCAGATGTACCTGGTGCGTTATCGAAATCTGCATGGTATCTCCATTTAACTGTTACGTTAACTGCTACAGATGAACCATCAACTGCTTGGGTTAGACCTGTAGTCTTACCTAACTCGTTGACTGTGACAGTTGTAGAACCATCGTTTGCTGTAACTTCATACTCTGTGCTATGACCATCAAACACAATCAAGTCACCAACACCGATTGCGCTGGAATCTCCAAGAACAATTGATGTTGCTCCAGAAGAGTTATTCGCCGCTGTGGTTGTGATTGCTGTCTGTGTATAAGCATTAGCACTTGTACATGTTGATACTTTTAATGAATTACCCAATGTGCCTGGATATTTTGCCGCCCAGTCGCCAACACCTGTTGCAACTGCACTAGCACCCAAGTTATCATAATGGGTCATATTTTTAATTAGAAAACCACTACCATCTTGAGTAGCGTTTAAGTTACCTGTTTCTGCTCTAACTACCTGAAGGTTCGAACCATAGGACAGAAAGTTTGCCGCAGTAAAGAAGTAGGTATATGTCTCAGCATTTGGTTCACCGAAAACGGAAACCAATTCATTTTCTGAAGAAATATTGATTACTTCATCTACAGGTCCCCACTGGAA